GCTCTTCACTATTTTCTGTTGGTATATCTTCTACTTCATCATTTTCAGGTGTAGGTGGTTCAATAAGCTCTGGCTGATTTTCTTGAGTATAAGCTAATACGTCTTTTACTAATTCTACAACATCTGCAAATGTGTCAGTGGTCATAGCTCTATCCATATAGACTTGCTCTTCAGCAGTAAATGGTACATCAAGATGAGCACCAACTTTAGCTTCAAGATTAATTTTATCTATGAGTTTGATTTTATCCCATGATGGTAATTCTTCTGGTGAACCAAAAAAATCTTCTTTAAATAATTGAGTATAACCTTTTTCAAATGACCTTCTAAGACCTGGGTATTTGTCTTTGACCTTTCTTTCAATTCTAGCATCTTCAATAACATTAATATAAGTACGTGGACAACCTTCTAAACTTTCAGGATTATCATGCCAACCTTCGTATGGTGTTTCTAATGCATGACCAACTTCATGACCTATTAATAGATCATAAACATCTTTACCCATGTCTTTCCACATAGGTAATCCTAAGACTCTATTTTTTATATCGAACCAAGCTGTAGAATAATTACCATGTTGAATGGTGATGTTTTCTTTAGCTAGTAATTTTGGTAGTATTCCTTTCATTTTTATATCCAATCCTTAACGAACTCAAAAACTATGAGTATCTGTATAATTAATATTATTAAATCTCCTATCATTATGTATATAGTACATCGTTTTACCGTAAATGTCAACGGTTTAATGCAAATTGTCACACAATTGTCACACAAATCTGTGACCGGCTGGTCATTTATCTAATACGAGAGAAGTTTTTGTGCTTAAAGAACTCAATTTTTGAGCGGAATTTGTCCTGTAGCACATCTCCTTTGTGTGATATAATAAACGTATTACTGTTATCATCTAGTGTATTTAATATCTTCATTAGATTATCAATACCATCGTGATCTAAGCTTGAATCAAAAGTTTCATCAAGTACTAATAGATTACTAGAAGCTGAGTTTTTCATCTTGGCTATTTGTCTCCAAGTAAATAGCAATGACAAATCAATTCTTTGTTTCTCACCTTCACTAAATGATGCATAATTAAAACTATCTCTGTGTCTTGATCGAATAGTCTCGTCAAAGTTTTCGTCTAAATGGAAAGAGACAAAGAAGTCTAATACTTGAAGATACTGATTTATCAGACGGTTCATAACCGGCAGGTATTGTTTAATAACCTTTGTCTTTATGCCAGTATCTTTAAGCATCTCTCCTATGACTTCGTTATATGTACGTTCTTCAACATACTCAAGCTTCTTTTCAGTCGCTTTATCTTTGCCTTTTCTCATTGAGGAAAGGTCTTTCTTAGCCTTTGATATATCACCTGTTTGACCAGATAATTTGGTTATCTCAGCTTGAACTTTATCTATCTCTTTCTGTAATAGACTAATAGAATCGTTATTAGAATTAATTTTAGTTTGTCTTTGTCTTAATTCGTTAATGTGATTTGTCACCTGTGTTGTTTCTCTTTTAAGACTAGATATTTGTTTATTTAAATCTTGTTCGGCTGTTTGCAATTCTTTTGCTTTTGCTTTTACAGCTGTAATCTTCTCTGTCTTTTTTTCTTCACTGATTTCTTGGTCACATGTTGGACACTGATCATGTTCTTCGTAGAACTTACTTTCTTTTACAAGATCAACCATCTTGGATTTAAAGTTAAGTGCATAAGATTCTAATTGTGAATTTTGTTTCAATAGATTTTTATTTTTCTTTTCTTCTACTGATAACATACTCACCAAGTCTTTACTCAAAACTTTACTTTCATCAAATAGTTTTTTAATCTCCTCTTTATGAGTATTAATACTTTCGTGTTTCTTTTCTATCTGATCTTCGTTTAGTTCTTGAAGGTTCTTGATATATTTACTCTGGCCATCTATCTTTGTTTTAGCAATATCTATTTGATGGTTTATATCAGTTAGCTCTTCTCTTATCTTTGCATTTCTTTCTTTTAATAACATATTCATTTTAGAGAATATATTAATATCTAATAGGTCCTCAATGACCTGGCGTCTTGACCATGCTGGCAATTGCATGAAAGGTACAAAAGAACTAGAGCCAAGTACAACGACTTGATGAAATGATTTATGGTTTAGTTTTAAAATATTCTGTTCTAAAAACTTTTGATAATCCCTGGCGTTTGATGCCTGGTTTATTAGATTACCATTTTGCCATATCTCAAATTTATTTGGTTTAATACCACGAACGATCTTGAAAGATGAACCTCCAATATCGAACTCAACTGTCACCAATGAACCTTTGCCATTGATCGAGTTTATTAACTGACCTTTATTAATATCTCTATGAGGTTTACCAAATAAACCAAAAGATAGTGCATCAAGTAGTGTAGACTTACCAGCACCATTTTGACCAATAATCAAAGTGGTTGGTGTTCTATCTAATTGAATTTGTATAGGGTCATTTCCGGTGGAAAGAAAATTCTTCCACTCACATGATTTAAAATGTATCATACAACTTCCAGATTTTGTGCTTCAGTATATAGTTTTCTCAATTCGACTTTAATGTGTTCTTTATCTAAGTCTGTATCAACTGCTTCCACATAAGAATCTAAAAGTTCTGTTGTATCTTCTAGGGATATTTTCTCGTCCTCTACGCTTTCTCCCAAATACTCGTCGAAGCTTTCAGCTATCTTAAGTTCATAAGTATCAATACTTTGTAGTCTGTCAATAAACTTATCAAACATATATAAGTCATTTTTATTTATAACAATTAATTTAATAAACTGTTTTTCAAATTGTGAGACATCGACCTTATCATAGTCTGTCTTTGAATCATCATAAACAACCTTTTTAAATATTGTTATTGGATTTCGTATTGCTTCTATTTCTCTTGTCTCTGTATCTAATACATGAAAGTATTTTGGATCGTCAACATCAGCCCAGGTGAACTCCATTTGTGCACCTAGATAATGTACATTGCCTTGATGTGATTTAGTATGGAAATGACCTGATAGGACCATTTCAAATCTTTCAAATACATCGGCACTCATACCATGTGGATTAGGCATCCCTGGCATCATATCAAATCCTTTCAATTCAAGGTGAGCACCAAGAATAGAGGCATTACAATTCATCGCCCATTTCGTATAATCTTGATAATTAGATTTATTAATCCATGGTAATACAGCAACTTTACAACCATCATAATCTAATACCCTGGGCTCCATGATTATATTTACATTATTAGTAAAATAACCAAGTAGTTCTTTTAATGAACATAGCTCATTGGTATTCTTATAATAGACATCGTGATTACCTGGAATAATATCCATGGACATACCATTTTCTCTTAACGGTTCCAGAAAATGTTTTCTATTAGAGTTAAGAGCTTTAAAGTTTACAAACTTGCGATGTTCATAATAATCGCCAAGATGCAAGATTTGTTTTATATTATGTTCTTTACAATATGGAAAGAATACTTCTGTATAAAATCTATCTTGATAATCTAAGAAGATGTCCGAAGAATTACGAACACCACAGTGAGTATCATTTAATATTGCTATCTTCATAATATATTACCCTCACGTGGTTGTGGTCTAAATCTTTGTTCAGCCATAATTCTTCTCCACTTTCTTCTTAGTTTTATTTCTTGTAAACGATAAGCTCTTTTAACTGCTAATCTTTTCGCTTTTCTTTTCAGTTCTTTTGGAAACCTTTTTTTGTTTCGTCTGATCTGATATTCTCTTTGTTTACTACTTAATTTTTTCATTACATGAATAACTCTAGCTTTTCTCTTTTCTTTTCTTCTTTAGCAAATTTTTTGATAGCCGTATCTTTCTGACGGACCTGGCTAATTCTTTGTCTTAGTGTATCAACATAAGCTGCTGTTTCTTCGGCACCTTGTTCGTCCATACCCATAGCGACAAAATCATCAATACCCATTTTCTCAATGAATTTAAATTTGATGTCTTGTTGTCTTTTCTCTTTTGTAATTCTACGAATAAAAGCAAAATAACAAATCTGAGTAAAATAAGAAAAAGCATTTGGCTTTCCTGTACGTGTGGCAGTTTCTATATTATAATTACCTATAGCTCTTAAGCAATTCTCTACAGCATCCATAACCATTTCTTCTCTATAAGTATATCGAACAAAGTTTGGTCTGTGTGAAAGGCCCTCGGCTATTTTGATAAAACATCTTGCTATATAATCTGTGACTTTTGGTACAGTC